TTGTTTGGTTTATGTCAATCATGATTAACCTTCCTTTTGAAAATGAGCGGCCTCAATGGTGACCGCTAATAGAATAAATGCGACGCCTAGTGCCATTGCAGGGTGTAGACCTGATCTGGTATAGACCCACTCCGCAGCTAGCCACGTGAGTGCCGCTGTTGAGATCGTGTTCGTAATGCCGACTATGGTTGCTGTGTTCATGCTTCATGTGCTCCAGGTGGTTTCACCCGAAAAGCCCACATATAGCGGGCTTAAGGGTAGAGCTTAGTTAGTGGCTAGCCGGTAGCGCTGGCAAGGTCACGAGCGGCCATAAGGATGCGGATAACCTCTGTGAGGTCGGCAGTCTCGATTGCGACCGCCCCCTGCACGCCCGAGAGAGATACAGCGTTATTGGCAATATGCAGGGTGATGTTAGATGCTTCGATTGTTTTGCTGTACATGGTTTATTTCCTGTTTGGGTTAGCGTTGATTCAATCTACACGTTACATTGTACCAATGCAAGGTATTTAAGCAAATAAGGCGAAATTAGTTATTTAGCCCGGTTTACCTTGTATATAGGCAGGACGCTAGACGCGAGTCAGGATAAGCCGGAAGGCATACGTAGCAAGGCTAAGACATAGCAACGGCAGCTCGGGAGAACCCTGTTATGTGTAGACAGATACTAGACTGCAGGTAAGGGCAGTTATCTGTGTATTGCAGGCCCTATGGTCAGAGAATGGGCGGAGGTGATTTAGGGGGGGTGGGTTATACCACCCAGACATGGCCTTGATCAGACATATTACGGCCTGTTTAACGCCCTACACCCCCTACCCGCTACCCTAGCTAGGGGTATGCAGAGATAGTGGCGCAGACAGCCTGTGACAGCCCCAGACGGTGGCTATAGTGGCATCGCCCAATGGTATATATCATGCTGGTACCCCAATTAGCACGATACATGACAGCCCAGTATGTGTCGGGTTGTTATACCAGGCTGGATAGTGAGGCTGCGCTTCATTCTAGCAGATGAGAATACGAATCAATCTCGACGGGGTGGGGGGGGCAAACTTCCACGCAGCGTATATGTGTACATACCCCCTATCCCCTACAGCAGCAAAAGTACTGTTTTCCCCAGATTAGGGCCACCCCTAGCCCTTGTAGGTGTTACGATAGAACGTCCCGTAGGGGGGCTGTACGGGGCTTGTGTGAGCTGCTGGAGAGAGAGATGAATAAGGCAGCCGCCCGTGAGCATTGGCTTGAGAAGGGTTTTGACAAGATCATGTCGTTTGATGAGTATTTCACGCGGCTGACGAAATACACTGTTATTTCTGAGGAGAATAAGCCTGTAATCTCCTCAGATGATGAGTGGAATAGAGATCACGCTCATAAACTGTGATACCTATGCGGTGAAATGCTATATCCTCACCGATGGGATAGTTGCTGCAACGTAGCAAGGAATAGATAAGATTACCGATTTAATCCTAGGTCGTTCCCGCGAGGATTGGGCTGAGTTCGGCCTTACAAAGGATTGCTGGGATCAGGCAGATCAGGTCTATGGCTTTACTGCTTCATTCTTAGCGGCGAGGTACGACGAGCCTAAGCCCATCCCTGACTTGCATTTGATGATGTGGGCGGCTTGTTTTGCAGAGAGAAGGGAAGTAGCTTTAGCAGCTCCACGAGGTCATGCTAAGTCTACATCTATCACCTTTGGTTACGCCCTGTTCATGTTGTTGTTCAGGAAGCGGAACCATTTGCTGCTTTTGGGTGCTAATGAAACCCTGGCAGGTGGCTTTCTAGGTGACATAAAGACTGAATTAACTGAGAACCAGTCTATTCGGGATGCTTTTGGGATCGAGAGGTTCCTCAAGGAGACTGAGACTGAGCTTATAGTTCTGTTTAGGGACGGGCATCGCTTTAGAATCCTCTGTAAGGGTTCTGGGCAGAGGATGCGCGGGCTTAAGTGGGAAAGAAAGCGCCCCGATATGGTTTTATTTGACGATATGGAGGACGAGGATCAGGTTTTCAATGAAGAGCGCCGGGCTAAGTTCCGTCGGTGGTTTCAAGGCACGGTAAGGCCCATATTGTCCACAAACGGTATTATCCGTGGTGTGGGGACGATTATTGGCTTTGATTCGTTCTTAGAGCGGTGTATGCCGCCGCAGAAGTCCAAATTCACGGTAAACGAGCCTTTAGTGTCGTTTTCCACCTCTTTGACTGGCTGGTTTGCGTTCAAGTTTAGGGCGCATTCCCCTCAATTCAAGGAAATCCTCTGGGAAGAGTCGTTCCCTAGGGAGAGATTGCAAGAGATTCGCGCTCAGTTTGCTTCTGAGGGCGCTTTAGACATCTACGGCCAGGAGTACTTGAACGACCCCATCGATGACACGGTGAGTTACTACCGTAAGTCTGACTTCCTGACCATGAAGGAAGTCCATTTCGATACCCGTAAGACGTATTACGCTGCGGTCGATCTAGCCATTGGTGAGAAGAAGCGTAATGCTTATTCAGTCATCGTTGTTGGTGGATTGGATGGGGAAGGGTTCCTGAACATCGTTGATGTCAGAAGAGGCAGGTGGGATGCTTTACAGATTGTAGACGAGTTCTTCTCTGTTTATGATCGATGGAATGTTGAGGTCTTCCGATTAGAGTCGGAGAACATCGCTAAGGCGATTGGCCCGTTCTTATTCAAAAAGATGGACGAGGATCAGAAGTACCTCGTTATTGACGACAAGAACCCCACTAAAGACAAAGACCGGCGAGGCATATCCATGCAAGGACGCATGAGAGCTGGTAAAGTCCGCTTCGATAAAGAGGCTGAGTGGTATCCTGATTTTCACGAAGAGCTTATTCGTTACCCGAAGTCTGCCTTTTTAGATCAGTTCGACGCCTTCGCGTGGTTGGGCTTGATGCTGGAAGAGATGGTTGACCCTCAATCGGATCAAGATATTGAGGATGACGAGTATGACGAGATGTTTCAAACAGATTCCGATGACGGTCGGGACGCAATGACGGGTTATTAATGGATTTACCTAAGCTGAAGTTCAAAGAACTCGCCCAAGCCACCAATCTGACAGATAAGTTCTCTGAGACAGAATTGAGCGCGCTTGGCAGTCGGGTTCACCAAGACTACATGAACGACGAGCAGACTCGCTCCGGCTGGCTAAAGCGGAACAAGGAGTCGATGAAACTCGCGCTCCAAGTGACGGAAGAGAAGAATACCCCGTGGCCTAATGCGTCTAACGTCAAGTTTCCTCTCCTATCTCAAGCTGCCTTACAGTTCCAAGTCCGCGCATACGGTAATCTAGCAAAAGGCCCTGAGATAGTCAAGCATCGCGTCATGGGCAATGATCCCAGGGGCTTGAAGGCCGCTAGAGCCGCCAGAGTCTCAACCCACATGAACTTCCAGTTACTGGATAACGATGAGTGGGAAGACGCCTTTGACCGCCTGCTGATGGTTTTACCCATAATGGGCCTGTGTTACACCAAGAAGTACTGGTGTCCTGCAGAACAACGACTTAAGACAACCTTGGTCTTACCTCAAGACTTGGTTGTGCCCTACAGAACGAAGAGTCTCGCCAGTTGCCAGCGCATTACAGAGAAGATTGAACTGTATGACCGCGAGATTAAGGGCCTTCAGCTCGAAGGCATCTACCAAGACATCAAATTAGGCACCGCACAGCCCTTAGAAGAGGAAGAGTCCGATAAGCGTGATGGCATTACGTCTGGAACGGACACTGAGATACCTCGCAGGCTCTTAGAGCAGCATCTATACCTCGACCTTGACGGTGACGGCTACTCAGAACCCTATACAGTCACTATCGATGAGTCTTCTCGTAAGGTGTTGCGCGTAGTGCAACGCTTTGGTGAGTTCCGCTCCGAGCAAAAGAAGGGCATTCTGGAGCTTAACAACCAGATAGCCCAGCTAAGACGCCAGATTCAGGACATATTGGCTCAATTGCCCCCTCCGAACGGCGAGGAGATGACTGACGACCAGATTGCGATGGCTCAGCAGGCCCAGGCTCAAGGTGAGGAGGTTCAAGACCAGATTGGACAGCTAGAGCTTCAGATCGAAGAACTGGAGGCTCAAGACCCCGACATTCTCGGTATTGACCCTATCCGCCTGTACACGAAGTACGGCTTCATCCCTGCTCCCGATGGTTCCTTCTATGAAGTAGGGTTTGGGTCGCTCATAGGCCCCCTGAACCGCTCTGTCAACTCTTTGCTTAACCAGTTGATTGACTCAGGCTCCTTACAGAACGGCTCGCAGGGCTTCTTGGGTAAGGGTGCTCGATTGAAGGGCGGTAAGATCAACTTCCAGCCTTACGAGTGGAAGAAAGTCTCTGTTCACGGCAATACGCTTCGGGATTCCATTGTCCCACTTCCAATCAACCAGCCTTCGGCGGTTTTGTTCAACCTCTTGGGCTTATTGATTGAATACACGAAAGACCTGTCATCCGTTAACGATGCAATGGCCGGTAAGGACATGGGACAGAACACCCCCGCGTACAACATGGAAGCGATGCTTCAGCAGGGTATGCAAGTGTTCGGCGGCATCTTCAAGCGCGTATATCGCTGTATGCGTCAGGAAATGCGCCTTCAATATACCTTAAATGGTATATACCTGAACCCAGAAGAGTATTTCGATGTGGTCGATGGCGATGCCAAGGTCATGCAGGAAGACTACTGGGGTTCCAGGAACGACATCTACCCTGCTGCAGACCCGAATGCCTTCTCACAAAGAGAGAAAGCAGCTAAGAATCAGTTCCTTGCTCAGAGGGCGGGTACAGTGGCTGGTTATGACCATGTTCAGGTAGAACTGCGCCTTCTTGAGTCAATGGACATTGGTGACGTCAACCAAGTCTTCCCTCTCGACGATCAAGGCCAGCCGACCATTCCTCCTCCCCCGAATAAGGAATTGGAGATTCAGGTCGCTGAAGAGCAGAGAAAGACCGAAGAAAGCCGCATGAAGGCCGAGATTAACGCTGCTACTGCAGAATCTCAGATCATGCTGGACGAGGCCCAAGTTCAGGCCATTAGAGCAAATATACAAAGTACCGGCAAGCAGGATTCGATTCAAGAGTTCGACTCCGTTACTAAGCGCATGAAGGAGATACGTGAATCCCTCCAGGCGAAGCAAGAATCTTTAGCAGAAAGGAAGAAAGATGGAACTAAGCAAGGAGCTTCTAAGTGAGTTTTTTGAGCATCCGGTAACGGCACGACTTGTAGAGCTTATTCATCTAAGGCAAGAGATTGCCGAAGACTCTCGATCCGCCGCATTTGTACGTGGTGATTCAGGGATGACCCAAGAGAACAACTGTTTTCTCGAAGGTGCGCTAGCTGAGTTAAACCTGTTTCTTGAGGCGCTTGAAGACGAAGACATCGAACTCCTGAAGTATGAGGATGACGATGATGAAGACTAATAACTCAGGCATTAGGGTGGTGGGCGATCGTATCTTGATCTACCCAGAGCCACTTGAAGAGATGAGTTCGGGCGGTATCTACATAGCCGAAGACATTCGCGACCAACACGGGCTTGCTCAAGTGTTTGGAACCTTAGTAGGTGTTGGGCCAGATTGTTGGTCTGACTACAAAGGGCCATTCGCTGAAGAGGGTCAGAGGGTCATGTTTGCGAAGTACGGTGGACTTAATGTCACTGGCGCAGACGGCGAGACGTATCGCTTGTGTAACGACACAGACATTACTGCTGTTGTCGATGAATCCGTCAAGTACGGCGAGCTATCAGCAAGGAAGAGAATCAATGAGTGAAGAACAAGCACGAAAACAAGGGTGGGTTCCCCAAGCAGAATGGAAGGGCGAACCTGAGAAATGGACAGATGCAGATACCTTCGTGGAGCGCGGCGAGAAGATTGCCGGTATAGCCACGAAGCGTAACCGCAAGCTTGAAGACGAGATCGATACGCTAACGGCGCAGATGACTGAACTACAGACATCGAACGCAGAGTTTGGTGAGTTCCATACACAAACTGTCGCCAAGATGCGTAAAGATCGCGAAAGTGCTATTCAAGCGATGAGGGAAGAGAAGGCTACTGCTATCAGTGAAGGTGATGGCGGCAAGGTACTTAAGATCGAAGATGATATTAAGGCGCTTGAGCAACAGCCTGTAGCCTCAGGTGGCTCCCAGAACGACTGGGCGAGGGAAAATACCTGGTATGCCACTGACAAGACCCTCAAGACATTCGCAGACGGGGTTGCTAACCGTCTTCGGCAGGAAGGGAACACGCAGGAAGGAAAAGCTTTCTTAGACGAAGTTGCTAAGGAAACTAAGGCCACGTTCCCCGATAAGTTCAAGAACCCCAAGCGCACTGAGACGGTGACGACTGGCGGTTCACAGACAGATGAGACAGGTTCCGCAGTAGATAAGACGTTTGAAGCGCTCCCGGCAGATGCGCAAGCTGCTTGTGATCGATTCGTTAAGAGCGGCATATTCAAAAGCCGTGAAGCATACGTCAGAACCTATGAGTGGGAATAAGGAGATAGCAATGGGAAAGTCCAACCAGACTGAAGTAAAGAGAGAGCGTGTACCGTTTCACACATCCCGGACACAGTTGGAGGTCGCAGGCAGCAAAGAGCTGAACCGTGACTTCGTATGCCGTTGGTTTAATGACAAGAACGACCGCCTTGATAGAGCATTGGCTGGCGGTTGGCTGTTTGTCGAACCAGAGGAGACTGGGGGCCGTGTGGGCGACAAAGAGGTGCATGGTGGTAACACCGACTTGAATAGTCGAGTGAGTAAGATTGTAGGAACCTCTGAGGATGGTAGTGCGCTTCGAGCTTACTTTATGAAGTTAAGTAAGCAATTCTGGAAAGAAGACCAGAAAAGCAAGTCAGCAGTATACGACAAGGTAGATCAAGCAATCCTCGCAGGCACATCTGGTGGAGCTGCCGTTGCTAATCAGTACGGTGATGTGAAAGTCACAAGCCGTCAGCAATAAGGTTCTCATTTTAATATTAATTGGAGTTTATAATGGCTTTTGGATTTAAGCCCGCACGCTTGCGGGATGGTTCGCCTTATAACGCTTCTGTTTCGCGTTGTTACTACTCAACTGCTGCTGACTTGTTTGTGGGCGATCCCGTCAACTTGTCAGGCACAGCAGAAGCGGTAACTGCTATCCCATCGGTTATTAAAGCAACCGCTGGTACAGGTAACGCAGTTTACGGAATCGTTGTCGGCATTGAACCGATACGAAACGACCTCACTAAGACTTATGTGCCTTCTGGTACGTCTGGCTATGTGTACGTCGAAACTAACCCCAACGTGGTGTATCACGCCACTGAGGATGCCGCTGGTGGCGCTCTTGCCATTACTGCTGTAGGTCTGAACATCAACTATGTTGCCGGTGCTGGCAACGCGACGTTCGGTACTTCTGGCGCTTCTATTGACTCGTCTTCGCCTTTGGCAACTGCAACTCTGCAGTTCCGTCTGCTTGGATTGGCTCAAACAGAAGGTAATGTTCTTGGGTCTGACGCTTCCGTTTGGGAAGTAACCATCAATAACAGCAATGCCGCCCCTAACACGGCTGGCGCTTAAAGGATAACCTGATATGGCTATTACAAATACAGGCGCACATCCTAAGGCGCTATGGCCGGGTGTAAACACCTGGTTCGGTAACAAATACGACGAGCATCCTGCAGAGTGTCCGCTCATCTTTGAAGTTCAGGGTTCTACACAGAACTTTGAGGAAGATGTGCTGACGACTGGCTTTGGACTTGCCCCGGTTAAACCCGAAGGCGTTTCTACGGTCTATGACTCTCACACACAGGGATACACGAGCCGTTACACGCACGTTGCTTATTCTCTGGGCTACATCGTAACGAAAGAGGAAAAGGACGACAATCTCTATGAGAAAGTCTCCATGCGGAGAGCTGGTTCGCTTGCTTTCAGTATGCGACAGACTCGTGAGAACGTCGGTGCAAACATCCTTAACCGCGCTGTAGCTACTGGTTACAACGGTGGTGATGGTGTGACTTTGTTCAGCACTGCTCATCCTCTCGCATCTGGTGGTACTTGGTCGAACAAACTTGCTGCTGCAGCCGACTTGTCGGAGGCATCTCTGGAAGATATTTGCATCCAGATTGGCAACGCTGTTGACCAGAAGGGCCTGAAGATCAGCTTGCGTCCTACTCGTCTCATCATTCCTGTTGAGTCGCAGTTCGATGCAACGCGTATCCTCAAGTCTGTTGGTCAGTCCGCCGTGGATAACAACAACATTAACGCCCTGCGCGTAATGGGTGCTATCCCCGAAATGACTGTCAATCATTACCTGACAGACACTGATGCGTTCTACGTCAAGACCGACGCCCCTGAAGGACTCAAATGGTACGACCGTGCCGCTGTTGAGTTCGGCAAGGACGAGGACTTTGACACTGACAATGCTAAGGCGAAGGGCTATATGCGCTTCTCTGCTGGCTGGTCAGACGCTCGCGGCCTGTACGGCTCCGAAGGCGCTTAATCATAAGTGCAACTGAGTGGCCCCTTCGGGGGCTGCTCTTTTTAGGGTAATTCATGGCGACTAGCGGTTCTAAAAACTTTCTCTACACTCGGAATAGCATCATCGAGGCGGCGCTTCGCAAAATAGGCGAATACGACCCCGGTGAACCTGTGCCTCAGGATGAATTGGCTGACGCTGTGTTCGCGTTAAACACTGTTATTCAAGACTTCACAGTGAATGGCGCTGACATTTGGTTGCGCCAAGAGCTTACCGTTTTCATTAACAAAGGTCAGGAACTCTACGCAATAGGCGAGACTGGCGACAATGTAACTGAGTCCTACGTTGAGACGGCATTATCTGCCGGAACCTCACTAGGCAATAACAACATCTCCGTCACCAGTATTACGGGCTTTACTGCCGGTGACTACCTCGGCATTAAGAAGGATGACGGGTTCATCTTCTGGACTACGGTGGCCTCTGCTGTAGCCAACACGATCACCTTAACGGACGTTATAGACGGCACTGCCTCTGCAGGTAAGAAGGTCTACGGCTACACGACTAAAGCCTTCCGTCCCCATGCTTTATTGGACGACGCTAACAACCGTAAGAGCGATGACGGCACTGAAACAACGATTGACCTCATCGGTGAGCAAGAGTACCGAAACCTGAGTCAGAAGGCTCAATTGGGGCAGGTCAACCAGATATTCTACAAGGCCACCCTGGGTAACGGCAGTCTCTACGCATGGCCCACGGGCGATGGTAACGGTGACAAGCTTTCCTTGGTCGCCAATTACTACCCTGACGAGTTCATCTCAGCCACAGACTCCCCTGAGTTCCCCTCACAGTGGGCGTCAGCGTTAATCTGGGGTACTGCGGCTGAACTGGGGCCTGAATACGGCATCTCAGAGCGCCGTCAGAGGGTGTTAGAGGCTAAATCAGTGGTTAAGCTTAACAATGCCTTAGACTTCGATATTGAGAACGCCTCCGTCATCTTTGGGCGCTCTCGATGAGAATGACCCTAGCTGGTGGCTCTTATGAAGGCCGCTCGACTAATGCCGCATCCCAAGAGATGGTCAACCTCTTCCAAGAAAGGGGTCAGGACGCTCAGCAAGAGGCCATATTGGTCGGCATACACGGATCAACTGTCTTCGCTACCCCTCCCGGTAATATCCGAGGGATGCATATGTTCGGCAATAAGGTGTATGTCGTTGCTGGGTCGAAGCTCTATACGGTAGATGACCGTGGCAATTACGCGGAGTTGACTGAAATAGGCTCTAGCTCCGGCCTCGTGTCAATGGCTGACAACGGCAAGGATAACGGCCACGAGGTCATTATCGCTGATGGCGGCAGGCTCAAGGTCTGGAATGACGCCACGAAGACATTCAAGATCAGTATGTCGCCTGAATGCTTCAAGGTCGGCTATATCGATGGCTACATCGTAGGCATTGAGCGGGATTCTGGGCGCTATTTCTACTCAGAGCTTTATGACGGCGATAACTTCCCCGCATTGAACTTTCAGACCGCCGAGGGCGCGCCCGACAACCTCGTGTCTATTTTTGTAGATCGCAGGGAAGTGTGGCTGTTTGGCACTGAAACCCTCGAAGTGGTATACAACCAGGGTGATGTTGATAACCTATTTGCACGCTTTCAGGGCGGCTTTGGGCAGATGGGCTGCGCTGCAGCTAATACAGTTGTCAGGCTGGACAATGCTATTGCTTGGCTAGGGATTAACGAGAAGGGTGATGCAGTCCCCGTGATCTCTCGTAATTACAACCCACAGTATTTGACTGCGAAGCACCCGCAAATTGCATACCAAATTTCTAAGTACGACAAGGTCAGTGACGCCTTCGGCTACAGCTACCGTTTTGAAGGCCACGAATTCTATGTACTTACCTTCCCCACAGCAGATGCTACTTGGTGTTTCGATGTTACTGAGGCCCAATGGCATGAGCGCGCGCACATTATCGATGGAACATTCCCCCATAGAGAGCGCTATAGCTGCCACGTATACGCTTGGGGCAAGCATCTCGTCGGTGACTTCAGGGATGGGAAAATATACGAATTGTCTTCAGATGTTTATACCATTGATGGCGAGATAATCCCAACCATTAGAACTACCCAAGGCGCTAAGGACAATGACGAGGACAGAGTTGCTGTCCGCATGGTTCAGCTAACTGGCGAAGAAGGTGTTGGTGGAGAAGTGTCTCTGACCTACTCCAGGGACGGTGGGCATACATTCAGCAATCCCAGAGACAAGTCATTCGGTGAGACGGGCAAGTATAAGGCCCGTGCTATCTGGCGGAAGTTCTCAAGTGGTCGAGACTGGGTATTTAGGTTCACTCGCTGGGAAGATGCCAAGACGATATATACCGGATTGATAACCAAAGAACATGGCAAATAACTTCAACAGCCACCCCGCTATCCAGCGGATGCCGACTAACCAGAGAGAGTGGATTGACTTCATTCTTGCGATGCAGAGGCTTACCGGCTCCTCAGATCAGGTCAGTCAGGCTGAATTTACCGCCGTAATACCTTCCTCTCAGTCTCTTGAGGGGGTATTAAAGGACGCGCAGATAGAAATGCTTCTAAGTCAATTAATGGGCCGTGTGGGAGAGCTTGAGAAAGAGCTTAACGACTTGCGGCTGGAAAAATTATAGGAATCTGATGGCAACGACACTCACACAGATTATCACCCCTCAAGTGGTAGCGAACTCAATCACAACGTACTACACCGTCCCCACGGGCAAGAAGTGCGTGACTCGCGCAATTACCTTCTGCAACCCCACTGGTACGGCGAGAACGGTGAGCGTTTATATAGTGCCAAGCGGCGGAAGCGCGGATAACACTACGACCCTGCTTAAGAGTTATGCAGTGGATACGCTGGAGACGCTAACCCCGTCAGACTTGCAAAATCATGTTCTGCAGGCCGGAGACACTATCGACATAATCGCTAGCAGCGCCTCTTCAATCACTGTACTTGGTTCCGGCACGGAGGTGTCCTAATGGGTAGTTTTGATATAGGCACCGGCATATCCGGCGCTCAAGCAGGTTCTGCGGCTGGCCCTTACGGCGCAGCGGCTGGCTTTGTAATCGGCGGTGTCCTTGGTGGCAAGTCAAAGGACAAGGAGAAGAAGGCTCAGCAGGCGGCTGAAGCGGCTAAGCAGCGCCAGATTCAAGAGATACGCGATGGCAGGGATGCGGCGGTAGGGCTTAATAGGCCCCTCCAGCAGGCTTCCTACAACGCTTTGAACGCCATGCTGTCCATGACCAACCTGCCCCAAGTTGGCGGTCAGCTAGACTCCCGTGGCTACCCCGTTGCAGACCGTGGCGACATCAAGACCTACGCAGACGCCCAAGCATACACAGCCACTCTTGATATGGATTTCAAGGGAACGGAAGCAAGCGAACTTGCTGACTACATCTTTGCGCAAGCGACGGGGCGGGATTACGACCCCCAGAAGAACAGTTCTCCCGAGCAGAGATCTTCTTTTGGCCCAATTATAGGCGGGATTTTTTCTGCACTCAATGAGGCGAGGACGGGCAGGAGCCGTAATGCCGGTGGTAGACCAAACGCCCTCATAGAGGATTATGAAGGCAAATATGGCAAATTTGAGAATGGTGCCAATCCTTCCGCAGAGCCGTTCGACTGGCAGAAAGACCCTGCCTACGAGTTCCGCCTAGATGAAGGGAATAAAGCTTTAGACCGCAAGCAGGCTGCAGGGGGCGCTTATGCCTCCGGTGGAGCCATGCGAGAGGCGATGCGCTACAACCAGAACTTCGCCGCTAACGAGTTCGGCAACATATACGACCGACTTGCCGGTATAGCCGGTTACGGCCCTCAGGCGGCCGCCACAAGCGCCTCCGCCATCTCTAATGCAGCAACGCAGATTGGTAACGCCCAGGCCGACTTAGGGGCCGCTAGGGCCTCTGGTTACGTTGGCGAGGCTAAGGAGTCAGGTGACTTGCTTGGGCAGTTAGGTGGTCTTGCTGGCGGATTTGGCGGCGGCGGAGGGGCCTCTGGAGGCTCTTCTGGTGGCGGTGGTGGTGGTTCTGTACCTGCGACCAGCCCAATCTCAGTCTAATATTGATCTAAGGATTACGAATGCCCGACTTTTATGATGTAACGCAAGCGATGGAAGGTAGTCGTCCTATACAGGCGCTTAATCGCGGCATAGAGGACGGTCAGCGACGGCGGCAAAACGACAACATTCTTGAGGGTCAACGGATCGGCAATGAGCGCGATGCCTACACCCTCTCTGAGATGAAGGATAACCGTGGTAGTCGCGACAAGATCAACGAGGCGGCTGGTAATACGGCCCAGCGAGACGATCAGGCGGCTGCAACTCAGGACACTATCAGTCGTCATGCGATAGTTGGTGAGATGGCCCCTCGAATTACTGAAGAGAACTACGCAGATTTACTGCCGCAGTTGAAAGCTGTATTGCCCGACGCTGAATTCCCCAACGAGTGGACTCCAGAGGTCGCAGAACAGCTTCAAGAGCGCGCTGAATACTTTGACAAGCAGTATCAGAGCGAAAGGAAGGTCAAGGAGTACGAGGACTTGGCTAAAGAATTGCCTGAAAATGACCCTCGCAAACAGGTCTACGGAAGGATTGTTGAGGCGAGGAAGCTTGAGCAGGCCCTATTACTTGAT